CATCTTTATAAAAATTAAATCTCTTTGTTTTAACATCAATAAGACTAACACGAGTAATAACACCTTTGCCTGTATACAAATCACCAACACCCACTGGAAATCTTATATCGCCAGTAAATTCAATGGTCGTCGCCGTTGTAAAACTAACTTGATATAAACGATAATTTAAATTGCTTATTGTTCCCGTTCCTTCAGCATGCTCAACTAAAATGTATTTAGCGTCATTTTCAACTGTAATATTATGATCGATCACCGTTAATACAACAAGCGGCCAACCGGTTACATCAATGTTAGTAATTTGTAATGCTGGAGCATTGCGGCCAGAATCTTTATCCATAATAAAGGTAAATCCTGTTTGATTGCCCGCTATAACATTACGATATAGTGATTGAGTTGCCCCAGATCCCCATAAACGTGTACAATCTCCCCATAAATCAGTGCATTCACCCCATGTTAAATCATTAACATTCTGGAAATACCCAAAAGCTGTGATTGAATCATCAAAAAATGACCATGCACCATTTTTATAGTTATACACAAGTATACGATCTGGGTATGTTGTATCATCCTGTTCCTGTGGGAAAGTCCAATATGCTAATTCTGATATATAATCACGAACTCCCACAACTCGCTCAACGCCATTATTGCCATTATGAATCTTGAACACTTCTTGCGGTATTTTTTCATCAATACGACGAACATGCAAGCCATCACATGAATGAATTCCAGTCTGGCCAATACCCAATACTTCATTATCCAAAAGGATTGAAGAGTGGGTAGATTCAGCCCCTAAATTATCATCGATGGTTTGCCATACAAACGGAAGAACTTGGTTGCCCGTATACACCAATTCCCATGTACTTCGCTCAAAATAAACAATCAAACGATCTTTTAATATGCGAGCTGATATAATCGCTTGTTTTGTTGGAGCTTCTATCCAACCACCTTTTCCTGGAACATTATCATACCAGGCGTCTGCCCCCAATGGGGTTCCATTTTGACACCAACGAGCTCGTTGTGCAAAATTAAGTGCTGGCAGCGCCGCTCCTGCTTGTTCAAGGGTGTTTAAACATATTAATCGATCTTTAAACGAAACAATAATGCGGGCAGAATGAAGAAAATAATTTGCTGCGACGCGTGTTGCAGGAGCCACAGTTGCCCAAACCGCGCCATCCCAATATTTTATTTGGTCTGGTTGATTATTATTTACCACAAAAAGGTAGTAATCATCATTAGTAACACCACGATAATTTGCAGCAGAAAAGAAATTGTAATCAGTCCCGGCCCAGATAGTTGCCGGATCAAGACACCCCCAAGCACCACCAACTCTTTGATAAGAAAATTGTGTGTCAAATGCAAACACCAGCTCATTATTAAGCGCTACTGTTTCGTATGTTATTAATCCCATTACTGGTTCTGCTGGATAAAAATAAATCTGTGTTGTAGCAGGAGCGCCAACAAAATTATACACCCCATTCGTTGTTGAATATGTTGCAGTAGTTGTTGCATCAGTTTGAAGCATAACCTGTGTAACACCGGCTGTTATAACCGTATAAAATGTGGTTCCTATGGAAAACATCTGCCCAACTTTAAAGACAAGGCCAGGAACGGTCCCAGTAGCATTACCGGCACCATCAGTTATGCCAACGGCAGCGCCACCCGCAAGGGCAATTCTTAATCGAGATGTAGTTTGTTTATCTTCACTGGCAACCGCTGAATCAACAAAGAAATGAGACCCAATGCGTTTCTTTAAAAGACCTCTCCATACGTAAGCATTACGTACATCTGAAAACGCATCATCAGATAACACCCAGGGCGACCTTCCAGTCTCCATTCCTGCTTCATATGGTCCTATAAAGTATGCTTTCTGAGCCATATTAGACCCCTATAGCAAGATAATACATAGGAACATTTGTTATTGCGGTAGTCGTAGTCCTCTGTGTGCAATAAACCCTAAATTGAAGAGTTGTAAAATCTCTCAGTGTTACCGCACTATTGATACTAGCGGGAGCAGCTGTATTGGCATGTGTCGTAATAACTGCGTATACCGCTGTAAACGCCGGAATAGTTGCGCCTACAGGAAATGTATACGTTGCTTCTCCAGCAACAGTCGCCAAAAGAGAGTAACCCCATTTTATCAACAATCCAGAGGGCAAATATGACCACCCAGTTGTAGTTCCGCCTTTTGCGGTAAATGGAATACCTTCTGTTGCCAATGCACCAACGCGTTTAACATAAAGTTCTTGTTGTGTAGTTAAAACATTAGCAAAGTTATAAAGCAATACATCTGTACCAACAACGGCTGGATGAGTAGCAGAATTAATAATATCAACCTTGCTATGTTTTCCAGTATTTGCAGCGCCAATAGCCACGTGGTTTGCACTAACAGTAGTTTGAAGCTCTACAAAATTCTGTCGTATTAACGGTTGAGTTGCATTAATAGCCTGTGTTCCTTGCGGTGTATCAGTATAAGCCATTCCAATCTCCTTTAAGTCTAATAATTATTATTGTTATAACCGTTATACCCAGATGAATTCCGTTGTGAATATATTGTGGCAACACGTTCATTTGATTGCTGTACAATAGTTCTGCGTTGGCATAACAATTCTTGATGTGTAAATTCAGGCATAATCAACTGTACCGACTCTAAATCCATACGATCTTCAAACACCTTCTTTGCTGCACCATATGCTATATATTGCCAATGCTGTTCAAGAATTGGTTTAGCTGCAGCATCATTTTCAAGTGATGTTGGACGCACATATGTTTCAATGGAGACCTGATAAACTTTGTCAGGGACAGGTCGTATCGTAAATGTATTATCAAAATATAACATGGACATTGGACGACCAGTTGGAACCTGTACTAGATGTGCGTAAATTTCAGCACCAGTTTCAGGAGCTGCAGGAAATGTAAATGTATAATCACCAGTTACATAATTAATCGAACCGACAGCAACACCAGTATTAGGAACAAAAAGATCACCCAATATATATCTATGACCAGTTACTGGATCAATAGTAGGAACATCATTAAGAACAAGACCTTCATTATTCGCATCATATGAAGTAAATATCAATTGTCCCATCAATATAGGCGTTGCACTTAACGTTCCATCAAATGCAACAGTAACACCATCTCCTGTACCTATTTGTATCTGTGCTTGAACTGCTGGATAAAGACCATAAAAATCATTGCGAGACTGTGTGAAATATACCTTGTAGCCGCCTATATATACAGGATCATGTGTTGTTATATATGCATTTTTAAAATCAGCCAAAGGGTCAGTAGCGTTTATAGTATTAGTATCATAATCAGCTATGTAAGGATCTGTATAAAACGTAAGAACTTTACGGAAGGTAAACAATCGTAAGTTCTCAGGAAAGTCATATAACAAAAAGTTATTTACATAATCATCAATACTATTGTCAGTTAACTGGCTTTCCGATGGTGATCGAGTTATCAACCTCACCTTTGTACGTATATCAGCTAAAGTTGCTGCCATTATATTCTCCCTTAGGTCACATTGCGGACTGCTAAATTATCGTTACTTTGAATATTACCAACTGGAATGACAGTCGCTGTTTTATGATAATACGGTGGTGAAGCTGGGGCTAAGAAGGAATCGTAGTGTGTTGAGTTAATATTTATACTGAATGTTGTTGGCGAAAGCACCGTAATCTCACCAACTTGCTTATCTATCTGGAACATCCCAAAATTCTTTGGAACATAAAGACGTACAATTAGCCCAGTAACATAATCATGATCAAATGAAGTCTCAACCACGCAGGGATTGGCCTTTGTTATACTAGATATCAATCTCATTGCTGGTTGATATCGTGGATCAGGATTTGCATACCAAACTGGCATTGTATTCCTTTGACCATAATGGCCTGACGATAATCGTCTATAGAGTTAATTCAGGTAAATCATCAACTGTTTTTACTGTTACTGCTTCAATATGTGTACGACCCATATCTTCAATATCAATAAACTCTAAGTTTTCAAATGAACATTTACGGATCTTTCTATCAGCCATTATTGATGGTTTGCCCTTATTATCCAAAAGATACATACTTTCTTTACGGCCAACATCATTATTCAAATGACAAGCAAGACCAAGAGGTAACTTATATATATCACCATCTTTAAGGTCATATCGTACAACGGGTTCTCCTTCATATGCTTTATATACAAACGATAAAGTTCCCCCTGGAATCTCAATATAACTAAAACGACCTTTAACTAATTGACCGTCTTTTTCTTTCAACTGATTTATGTTTATCTTTTTCTTTTTACCTTTTCCCTTTATGCCACCAACTAATACCGTTCCTGCTATTTTAATATCTTTTTCTATCATAAATCTCCTATCACTTTTTAGTCTCTCGTAAACATTTTAGTTACAATATCGCCATTGTATGGCTGGGATATATCGTCCCAGCCATATCTATGCGTTTTAATGACTATTAAGTCTCATTGAGGTCACTGAATGATTTTCCAGCACGCCATTTAATAATGTCACCATTACCTGCTCCGGTCGTTACATTAGAACCAGCAGGGCTTAAGGTGCCTAGATTTGCGCCAGCAAGAGCACCAACATGTAACTTCATGCCGATATAACCAGTGTTATATGTTGCATCAGCCAATATGTTTACAGCACCTGTGATTGCCGTTCCCATATCAATACCAATAGGTACAATAGTTGGCATCGTATTAGGCAATGTTGCAGGTAATGCAAATTCAAATGCGGTAAAACCAGATGAATCAATGTTGGTTGTAATTGTTCCAGCAGTTGTTGCAGTTACAATCGCTTCAACACCGTTAATCTCTACCATGCCAAATTTAGCATCTGGAAGATTAACGCGTATCTTTTGACCAACTGTATATCCATGATCGACTGAAGTATGAATTACTGCAGGATTTGCCGCAGTAATATTCACAATGTATCTCCAGCGTGGATAGAAAATTGGATCGTAAGGAATTATGCGATAATAACCAGCTGTTGCGGCAGCTCCAGCAGCTTGTTGCATTGCATATGCCATTCTGAAACTTACACCATCAACAACTGTGTCTATCTGGAAGTCCCAGCCTGATAATGACATGGCAGTAGTTGTTCCTGAAAGGCGAACAATGCTACCGGTTGCCAGACCAGCGGTATTAGCGCTTGAAACAATTGGTTGAGGTACGTTAGTTGCAAATGCACCATTCAAAATACGTGCAGCACCTGGTGCTGTATCCGTTGTATCTACATAAGTAAATCCAGATCCAGCAGCACATGCTTGAACGCCAAGAGTTGTGTTAGCAGCAGGATGGAAATAGCATAATCCAATGCCATCAGCCATTCCACGTTGCCAGTAATAATGTGTTCCACAATCTGCATTTGTTGCTACTGACTGAGTCCAGTTAACAACTTCCATCCAGTCAACACCACCTCGCAAGACTATATATTTATCAACAGCTACGTCAGCCTGCTTATACTCGCCTTGCCAAATTATTGTGTTATCCATAAAAATCTCCTAAAAATAAGTATTAGTTCATTCGGGTTGAGCGTAGGTTCAATACCCACAGATCATTGGTTATTCGAGAGGCAAAGCCCATCTTCCAACCAACCGAACAATTTTGGGCTAATGGATCACTGTATATTGGTGGTCTATATATGAAATGCGCAGACATACCGTCTTGATCGACAATTGTGTACGCTTCCATACCAACACAGAAGATGTTATAAACATCATTTCCCGCAGCAGAAGCAGCGGTTGATACAGATCCCTCAGACGAAACTAAGAATCGGAGATTTTGTACAGATCCCCACTCAGATGAAGCAATGTTCTTTTGAGTTGGATATTGTGCTGTATGCTTAAAATCATCAACATCATTTAAATCTGCTGTTAAGTCACTGTCACATAACGCCCAAAAAGAATTACGCACCGGACTTGTCCCAAATTTATCGGCGCCTTCCATTCCTTGAGCAACAGTTTTTGCATTATTGCCAAGCAATGTTTGAACAATAACCGAAACATCGGAAGCTGCTATTTCGGTGGGCGAATCGCCGTTCACTCCGCCAGTACAGTTAATCATCGAAGCAGTTCCAGCCAACATATCACGAATTAATTGATCTTCAGTCATACGAAGTTGAACACCCAAACGTTGAGATGCAGACGTCAAGACAGGATCTTGGACCTGCAAACTTACTTGTTCGTTTATAACAACATATGATCCGTAGAACTGCATTTCAACATCGAGATCAACTCGTGATAATGCAACTGAAGGCGGTGTAACACCTGTATTACCTAAAGGAACAGGTGCCGTTGCCAATTGGTCATAACGACTCATACGTAAATATCTACCACCATGCTTTGGCATACGTTTCTTCATCGCCGGCACAGAGTGAATCAAATTTGGTGTAGGTGTACTGAGTAGGCGAGTAGCAAACGTTTGCAATACCTGCGGTGGTAATATAGTTGTGGTTGTAATAGGCATAGTTTTTTCCTTAAATACATTGTTATTAGCCAATATGGTTAAACCATAATGGTTTGATGCCCATTTATATGGGTAACAATACACTCAAGATGACGAGTCTTGCGCAATATTATGTCATCATCATAATATTGGTTTGCAGTCTGGGTTGGCGAATCCCGTGCAGCCAGGGTGAGTGATTCCCAAACAAAGTAATCATTATCAGATGATAATCACATTGTTTTGCAACTCATAACTAGTAATAACAAAAAAAAAATTGAACATACAAGAAAAAACGCACGACAATGAACTTAATCACTGCCGTGCGAAAAAAGGAGAGTAACCAGAGGAAGATTATCCGTTTTTCATAATCTCTTGCATCTCTTTCCAAACCTGCGCTTTGACATCATCAGTTAATCCCTCTGCAAAAGCATTAGCCCTGGAAAGTGGCGAATCACCTTGCTGTGGAGATATAGATGTAACTGTACGAGGTTTAGTGAAATTATTATTAACTTTTTCTTTTGACCTGTCATAAGATGTTGGTTTTGCAAGTCCACATCTCTTAATTGATTTATATACAGCTATAGCCTTGCTCTGTATGTTGGGATTAGCTGCAATAGATTCAGCAAGCTCAGGATCTGTATCACGCAACATACCTAATGTCTCAGGCGTAACAACATCATCAAAATCAGGGTATTTGGTTTTGATATGTGCCTCAATCAATCTCTCTTCAAGTTGTGCAAAACGTTGATCAATATCTTGTTTCTGGTGTTTAAGGTGTTTGCCCTCAATAAGATCATCATCACCAACATTAAATTCTTTTGATTCCGGTTGTTGCTGGTAAACAGCATTTTGCTGTTGTTGCAACATTTTTATCGCTTCGTCTCGTTCTCTTTCTGCTCGTTCTGTTTTTTCTCTAAGGGCTCTCCAATCTTGGACGTGCTTAACGTATTCAGAGTCTCCATCTCCAGAATCTCCATCGTTAGCGGATCCAACATCTTTCCCTTGGGATTTAGTCTCTTCTTGGACTGTTTCTTGTTCTTGATTATCTTCTTGAATAGATTCCACAACTTCTTCAACAATTTCTTCATCTACTCTTTCAGTATCTTTTTCCTCAACCATAAATCTCCTTCAATATCAGTTTATAAACTGATGTTCGTTGTTTAATTTCTTAGCTATTTTCAATAGTGTATTGTCATAAAAATCCAACACAAATTTGAGTAAGCCACGCTCAGATTCTGAAGTAGTTAGTGCATTATCATACATATATTTGCAGTGTTCTTTGTCTGGAATAACCCACAAAAACTCTATTTCAGAAGTTTCCCCATTAAAACGATAAACTGTTTGACCATAATGAGGCGTAGGGCAACTAAACCTATGAAAAATAAAATTACGAATAACATTAGGCATCAATCTTTCACGCTTAGCCTCCACAACCACATAAAAATTGCCTTTATCGTTATTGTGATACTTTTGAACACCCTCATTAATACAATTCTCAACCTTTTTGGCATAGTCATGTAAGGCGGCCTCCTCAATTTCATATAAATCATACATCTTAGGATCTGCTTGCAAGAGATCCATAGAAATTTGACCTGCTGTCTTCTTTTTTGTCATATAATATCTCCAATATGTTAACCCTACCACGAAAGGATTTTGTATGCGTATATTATTATTATTATTTCTTATATCACCCGCTATATACACAATGGAGGAAATTGTGAATCATTCACACATGAATCATTCACACATGAATTATTCACAAAGACCTCGATCTTCTTCCGTTACTATAACAATTGAAAATCCACAATTACAAGAGAGACATCCTATTGCATATGAATTAGTGCATACCGCCATGAACGGAAATGCAGATCCAAACGTAATTAACTTAATTGGTAAACGACTAAAAAAGAATAAAGGCTGTATAATCTATCCAGAACTGGCAGATAAACGTGATCTTTTAAAATTAGCCCCACAATCATACGATAAACATAACCGTGAATATATTCTTACATACGTAATCAATGAATTAACAGATAGTTCAATAAAAGAACGACTAGAAAAGAAAAAAGAACGACGACAAAAATATATTATCGCAGCAGCAGGCGCAACAACAACAATTATATCAACAATCGTTGCCGCAATAACCACACACTATATAGAAAAATAAAAACGCCGGAGAGTTAATATTAACATCTCCAGCGTAAGTAAGGGTAAAATGAACATTGTTACTTCTTATTTTTCTTCTCCATAATAGCCAATTTAGAATAGTACTTAGGATCTTCATCAAGATGGGCTAAAGCAATTTTTCCTGTTTTGAGTAAGTTGCCACCAGTTACATTAGTTTTGGAAGATACTCCACCCTTTTTCTTAGGGCCATGCTCTAATTCCACTTTAAGACCCTGTTTAAAAGCAGATAGATTGAACTTCTGGGAATTCACTTTCATATCCAATTTTAGGTCTTTGGCTATCTTTTTTGCCATATCATTGGTAATTTTCATGTAAATCCTAAGGTCATAAACAGTAACTTTATTATCGTATAACATATTACAATAAAGGAAAAAGGTGAAAATACTTTTGGCTGCACTTCTTATAATGTATACATCCGGTTACGATAAAAAAGATACAAGTATCAAAGATACCAGTATCAAAGATATAAACATCGAAAATAGTCGTATTGAAGATACGAGTATCGAAGATGCAAGCATCGAAGAGGAGATAACCATCTTATTAGACGATGGAGAAGAGGATGATATCAACGATTTTCTCGATATGACAAAAACATACCCAAATGCAACGATTATAATACACAGAAAAAAGAGTGATGTAACAACAGAGATAAAATAAAATTGGCGAGTGATTAATGCTATCACCCGCCAACAACAAGGGATCTATTGTAATTATTCCTAAATTAATAAGTGCCCCGATTAGATGATCGAACATCATTACGACGATCTTCACCTAATCGAGACCACATCTCATCTTGTGAATTATTCACTTGCTCTTCATTCACTTGGGAATTATTCACTTGTGAATTATTCACTTGTGAATTATTCACCTTATTATCTAAACTATTACCTAAAAGTTTCATCGCTATTTTTGTAGCATGACCTTTTGGTCTTGGCATTGATGGGCACATTACCACCGTCCAGCTTTACCTTTACGGTTATTCTCTTTTGCATCATCGCTTATACGACGATCAATACCAGTCATATCATCATTGTAATCATCAAAACCACCCGTTGGTAATGGTGATATATCTTTTATCATTACATCTTGAGGAAGATTGCAACGGTTGTTATTAGGTTGAACAATAGCAGCTCCGCTATGATACCTTTTCTTTGCCATTATAAAACTCCTTGGGATATTATCCCTGTAGAAACTGCTCCGTTAAGAGCAAGACTAAGTCTCTATCTACCCGTGAACACACTCCACGCTCGGCGATTGAGTTGTCATTAAATACTACCAATATTTCAAAACATATAGCAACGTAAATTACATTTGCCCAGGATTGTCCTGGGTAGGTCCTTGCGGAACTTGTTCCTGCGGTGCCTGTGGCATTTGCACTGATGGTGCATCTGGTTGTTGTATCATATTAGCCATCTCAATTAGTTGTCTAATCTTAGACAAATCCATATCTTCGAGTTCGCTAAGAGTTTTTACATAATTAAGTTTAGCTTGTGTATCGTCCTTGATGCTCTCATGAATACGTTCTTCTGCGAGTCCAAGATTGCTCTGAGAGCGTGTATTGCGCTCATTAGCCAGCGCCATCTGCTCTTCCACGCGAGCTTCTGCAAGTTTGGCCCTTGATTGAATTTCTTGCATTTGAACTTGTTGAGCTTGTTGTTCTTGTTGTTGTTGCTGCTGCTTTGTAGCTTCCATAGACTTGGTAATCGCACTCTTGTTTTGTACTGTTGATGCTTCAATAATAACATCATCAGGAATAGGAATTCCAACCTCTTTAAGATGTAGTAATTGTGCGAACTGTAGTTGTTTTTGAGTGGTTGTATTAACACCCTCCTCAACTGCAGCATCATATTTTCCATAAAACTTATTATAAAACTGTTGTGAAGGCTCTTGCTCGATGATTCGTTGAACTTTTCCAGGTGTGAAATTGTTTTGAATAACTTTTAATATTATCTTACCAAGTAGTTTTTGCGAGGTATCTAATCGATCAAATAACCCCTGTAAAGTGGTAAGACCAGCTCCTTGACGCAACATAGACAATACACCCGCTTTATCATCAACAGCAGATCCAGTTAACTCTTCATTAACGCCAGATATTTGGTTAATCTCTTCGCCCATAATCTTCGATAATTCAATTGTGGTAGGTGGCACTTGAGGAGGCAAGATTTGTTCAACGTCGGTCATTTGTGCATTGTTCTTAATAGCTATACCACGACCTTGGCCAGATTGAAATACGTCTTTAGGATTAACAAGAGCACCCTCTTTATATTTCCACCCTGTATTGACTTGTGACTCAAGAGTATCAAATTCAATAACCTTACGGCGATTATACAGAAATTGAGGATCTCTTAAACCACGAACAACACCCTGTAAGCGAAGATGATATGATGTCATTTGAGGATTGTAATAAGCAAGAACTGGCACAAAGGGATATGTATCAATACCTAATGCATTAATGTCATCATACATAACACGACCTTGGATGACGATTCCAAGCTTAACCGTAGGAACCATCGAATCAACAACCTCAACCGATGGATACATATCCAAGAAGCGCTTTAATGCGTCATTGTTTTTTGATTCCCATTCTAACGTTTCACCAGTTTCAGAATCAACTAATAATTTTTGCTTGCGGTAAGTACGATAATAGAACTCATCATAAGCCATAAGATTACTAGAATTTAACTGATAATTCTCAGGCATAAACTGAAACTTACCATCTTGTATTGCCCCAGGACCTGCTCCATCTGAACCTGCACCATATGAACCGGTTCCAGCACAACCAAATGATAGAATGTCATCCTTCTTATCTGGCAATAACGAGACACATTCAGCATGAGTTAAATAGGTCCGCTTCCAAATGTAGTTACAATCGGATAGATCAGACTTACGAAAGAACGGATCAATAAGAAATGAGTTGTATGGACAGTTATCAACTTTAATAGATCCAGATATTGGATCACTTCGATAATCAACCCAGACTTGAAGTAGATTCATACCAGTAACAAGAGCACCCTCGAATGATTCTGATATAGTACCAAGAACATCCTCTTGTTGATTAAGCCACATAAATATCTTTGTGAATTGATCTGCCGCTTGTTCATCACTATTTTCAACTGGGACAATTATAGTTGATTTACGATTACGCCGTTGATGCCCCGATATCATATTGACAATACGACGTATACGATTGAAGTTAAAGTTTCTTTGCTGATTTAATGGAATGCCACTATATAATTCATTACACGCAGTAGCATCACCAGCTTCAAATCTTGTATCAATATCAGCTTGTGCCCAATACGTTTGATTAATTAGAATGGCTTCGGTATAACTCTTGTCCATGAGTCGCAGAAGTGATCCTTGCGGTCCTTCGTCATATTGTATACCGTCTGGAAACAACATAGGCGTCCTTCACATAAATTAAGTGTGCACTGTTACGCCTATAGTCTAGAAAGGATATTAATCAACAGACAAGTATTTTAAATACTAAACGTTAAATGGCGGGGCTGACGAGATTCGAACTCGCGACCTTCCGCTAGACAGGCGGACGCTCTACCAACTGCGCTACAACCCCAATTATTCTAACCACAAAACCCTATCTTCTGTGTCACAAAACCCTATATTTGGTGTCACAAAATATTTTGTGTTCTAACGCTTAACTCCAAAGTCACGTTTCTTTATTTTACACATTCTTTGATCCTGCATATGATAAAAAACGATACCCTCAATATCAACATCTGGATTTGATAAGAATTTCTTTAATCCCTCAAAAGAAATCTCCGATGCCGGCAAAACATCCCATAAAACCTCGCAACCATGCAGAATCAACTTATGCCCAACAATCTTCTCTCGGTTGTTGTTTATTTTTTCACCACATAACTCATATGTTCCATCATTTCTCGCTTCAAGGTCTTCAAATGCCTGAAAGAAATACTTATCTTCTGGTTTATCTTTTGAGCATTTCAACCAGTGAGGATGATGACCAGTTATAGAGTCTTTTTCTTGGCATGGAATTGCCCCGTTAGGAATCGGATTATCACCTTTTACATCGCATCTTTTATAAAGCACCCCATTAATAATTGCAGCGGCTGACCCATCAAATTTTCTTGTAGGTACGCCAAACCCATCAATAACCCATTTGTTTTCTGGATTAAGTTCGTTTATAACCAAATTTAAGTTCTCTGGATTCTTTTTATATATCGTACTTATCTTTTTCATTCTTTCCCTGTGTGTTAATAATATCGATTATCGTTAAACGGTGCTGGTAAAGTTGTATCTCCGTAAACAGTCTCACGATAACGCTTTTCTAATTCCTCTGGCGATGAACCTTTTCCTAAGACAGATAACGATACGCACAAATAACGCATAGCATCACAAAAATGTGAATAGCGGTCGTGTACAGGATGCGGTGAATATACATTCCTCTTAGAATCAAACTCATAATGATAGTTCTCAAGAGCTTTGACAAGTGG